GAAATCATACAGAACGATGTTATCCGTCAGGGTTCAATTAACTGGATTGTCATTAGCGTCAATAAAGTGGCCCCAGCATCTGAGCCTTTGGTTTATCTGTCACAATGCAGGCAGCAGTAATGCCATTGCTGGGGAAAGAAAAGTTTAAAAAGCTAACTGACGAAGGCTACGAGAGCATTAATAATGACTTGCGCGGCGTATATCTTCAGGGTTTATTTAATATCGTTAAGGGTACGCCCGTTGATGAGGGCAGGGCGCGAAACAACTGGTTCCTAAGTATCGGCGCGCCGTCGGGCAAAACTACCACCAGCAAGGCTAAGGGGCTAGGTGCTCTTAGGCAGTTGCGACAAATGCCTAAACGAGTGCTAAACCGTAAGATATTTTACACTAATAATTTGCCGTACATCGAAACGCTTGAATATGGTGGCTATCCTGATCCGAGTAAAGGCGAAAAGACCGCTGGCGGTTTCAGTAAACAAGCGCCCGGAGGTTGGGTGAGGGGCGTTCTGATCGCAATGAGCAATAAGATAAGGGCGTTATAATGAGTTATTTGGATACAAGACAAGCATTAATACAAAGGCTCATTGCCACGCCTATAGCTGGTATAACGGCGGATGATATTTTATATGAAAACAGCAAGTTTGATCCAACCGGTAAGAGTAAGTTTGTAGCCGGGTACTTTATTCCGTCTACATCTGAAACAACAGGCAAAGAGCTTGCAGCCCCTCAGGAACAGCGCGGCACATTCCAAGTTAGCGTGTATATCCTACTTGCTGGCGGATCATATGACATAGAGCAGCTTCAGATGGTCGATGATATTTTAAGCGGGTTTCAATATAGCTCGTCAACAGTGTATAATAGTCAGACTATACAGATTTTAGAATCAACGGTTAATTCAGGCTCTGAAAATGAGGCGTGGTTTAAACGTGATGTATCAATTAATTACTTAACAATTACATAGAGGGCTTTAAAATGGCTGGTTCGAATGATTACATAATCAAATTAGGCGCAAGCGCAAGCGAGGCAGTGATAGCCGGTCAGCTTGACGGCACAATGACCCAAAACGGCGCACCCGTTGACATTACAAATAAGGGCGATGGTGGCAAGGTTACGTTATTTAATAACTTTGTAGCAGGCCAACAAATAGCATTCGCAGGCACTTTCACTTTACTCGATGAAACTGTGCAAAATACAATCAAAGACGCTATTGAAAGCGGCGCACAGATACCGGGCATAGTTGAGACGGCTGTCGGCGGTGAGTCATGGCAGTGTGATACGTGGAGCGTATCTGGCAGAAGTGACGCAGCGCCAGTAAACGGCGTGCCGCAAATGTCGGTCACATTCAGCACTTCCGGCGATTACACATACACAGGGGCGACCGCATAATATGCGGTTTAGTCTCTGCTATAAAGAATATGACTACAAGATAACTTGGGCGGCTAAGCGAGAATTTAAGCGCGAAACTGGCCGAGGATTGTGGTCTACCCTCCAAGCTGTTATGGGTATTGTCCATGCTAACAAAGACGGAACCGTCATGGATTTAATGGCGGCTATCGGCAAGCATATCGATGAGGTTGATGGCGCGATGCTCTTGTGGGTTATGGCTAAGCAGTGTAACTCAGCGCTAACTCTCGCAGAAATAGCGGACGGATGTGACAGGGTCGGATGGCGTCCGGTTTCGGAGGATTCCGAATACGCGCAGCCTTATACCTACATCCTCTATTCAATAGTATTGCAGGTTGATGAGATGTATGAACAGGAGGCAATCAAGGCAAAAAAGCTTTTATGCCCTTGCGAGGGCGGGCAAGATTAAAGTCTGACTTAATTGTAGGCGACTTCAATTATTACGATTGGTGGAAAGCGCTGGTGAAATCTGGCGTACCTCCTTCAGAGGCTTGGATGATGGATTTTATAGAAACGGCTTATGTACTTGAGATAGAACCATCGCGGGTTGATATGTCTCTTGCTTTATTTCATCAAAGAAAACAGAACGGAGCGCCAGACCTGTGTCAACAGAACAACTTATAATTGAGCTTGACGCCAAAACATCAAAGCTCGACGCCAAGCTCAAAAAGGTTGAGCGGAAACTTGATGACGTTGATGATGCAACCAAAAGGGCCGACGTATCTCTCAAGGATTACGGTAACGCCGCAAAGGTAGCTGGGTCTGCATTGCTTAAAACAGCCGGTGCGGTTCTAGCGTTAGGCTCTGCAATAACAGCTATGACGCTTAAGGCGGCATCCAGCAGAAAAGAGCTTGAACAGTTCGCAAGGCAAGCAAAGACCAGCGAAGAGAATTTCCAATCCTTGGCCTTTGCAACAAAGCAATACGGCATAAACGCCGAACAAATAGCAGACATTTCCAAAGACATTTCCGATAAGGTTGGCGAGTTCTCGGCGGCTGGCACTGGCGCTTTTCAAGATTATGCAGATGTAATGAAACTCACAAAGGAAGAGGCGCGAGCGGTTGCTACTGAGTTTCAAAGCCTAAGCGGCGAGGAAGTTATAGGCGAGATGGTTTCTCAGCTTGAAGCGGCAGGCGCAAGCGGTGACAGAATAACGTTTGTTCTTGAATCAATGGGTAATGATTTATCCAGACTCAAACCTCTATTTGCTGAAAACTCCAAGGGGTTAAAAGAGCTTAAAGAGAGGTTTACTGACGTTAACGAGAGCATGGATATAACAGCCTCGCAAGCCGAAGGATTGAAAGAGGTTTCAACCAGCTTTGATTTAATGGCATCAAGTATCGGCAAAGCATCCACGGCGATCAGCGCCACACTTGCGCCTGTTGTTGATGACTTCTTTAATGACATTATAAGAATTGTTCCAGACGCCACGCAAACCATAATCGATTTTGCAAACTCCCTCCTAGATGCCGCCGACATAAACTCTGAAGCGGCCATTCTCAAAGAGATAGCCGAAGCTAATTTTGAGATAGCAGAGGCCACAAAAAGACAAGCCAACGACGTAAGGGGCTTAAACGGCCTGCACGCCGTCACCATTATGAATGAGCGTGAGCGTCTAGTTGAGTTAAATGCACAGCTAGAAGTACTCAGGGAGCAAAGAAGGCTAGAGGACGCTAGGAGAGGCGAGGGCGGGGAGATAGGCGGGGAAGTCGGAGCGTCAACTGCGACATCAGACTCAAGTGGCACCGGCGATGAAATACAAGAGATTGAAGACCGATTCAAAACGGAAGAGCACTTACTGTCTGAAAAATTAGTTCGAGAGCTGCAAATAATCGGCGATAACAACGAGCTAAAGCTGGAACTGGAAAGGGAATTTTCGGAAAACATAAACGAGATAAGAGAAAAGGCGGCAGATGACAAATCAAAAATAGACCTAAAAGCCTCGAAAGCCGAAGAAAAAATAGAGTCATTGAAAAGGAGTTTTGCAGGAAGAACCGCACAAACCTTATTGTCTAGCGCCTCATCTACTCAAGAAAAGCTGTTCTCTATAGTTAAAGATACTGCGGCTGGCCAAATTGAAGCTTACGGACTGACGGCGGGCGCGAGGGCGTTAGCTGAGTTAGGCCCGATAGCCGGCCCGCCAGTAGCCGCCAGCTACATTGGATGGTCGCAAGTCGCGGCGGGGGTTGTCAGGGCTTTGCCGCTGGGTGGCAGTGGTGGCGGCGCTGGCAATCCGGGAGATGGGGCGGCTACCTCACCACAACAGCAAGAGTCGTTCACGCCTGAAACCTCAGATATCGGCTTGGATTTCCGCACAGACGATGCCAGCAGCGTTCAGGTTATACGGTTTGACACGGAAACAGGAGACCAGCTTATTGATGCGTTGTCTGGTATGCTAAACGAAAACATGAGGCAGGGCAGAGGATGAGATTAAGCACGTCAAACATACTTGTTGGTGTCACGCCGGAGGTTAGCGTTGGGGAATCTTCAGACGATCCTGCTAATGTCACAGACCCCGACTTTTCAACATCTTACACTGGCACAGATAACAACCAGATATCTTTTATATTTGGCGCGACCTCGACAATAAGCTATATTGCAGTTGCAGGCATAAATATTGAAGGGAATAAAAACCTAACCAGTTATGTCAGAGTTACCGACGGGACGACGATAATTAGCACTAATTATATAGTCCGTAATAACTGCGTAATGATTACATTTCCTTCGAGGTCATTTTCAAATCTTCGCGTTGTTGTCTATAACGCAGCCGGAAACGTTCTACCATCTGTTAGATTTATTGCAGCCGGTACTTACCTACAGTTACCGCTAGGCGGTGAGAATGCAGGCTATAATCGGCAGTTTCTGAATCGCAATAACAAGACAAAAAGCACACTAAGCAACCTAGCCGCACCTACTTCGGTGCTGACCAAAAAAGTGGCCCCTAAGGCCTCTCTTAGCCTGCCAAACATGACTAAATCATTCAGTGAGATAGAGTGGCAAACGTTCCTCGACTTTTCGGAAAGTAATTATTTCTTCATAGCAGAGCAGGACAGTGAGGGCGAGGATATAGGGTCTGGTAATATAGTTAACGGATCAAGTGACTATCTTTGCTTTGATGTGACTAATACAAAAGTAACGGCGCACCCTCAAACCAGAGGTCTTAATAACATATCTTTCAGCTTCAGAGTATTTAACGGCTTATGAGTACATTTGAGCAATCGCGCGGGTTATTCCGT